TGGACATTTTCAATCCCATGCTATAGTACTCCTATCTAGTAATTCTCTCTCCTTATGAGTGTTATAGATCCAAGGTAATGGAAAGCCCCTAGAAATAGGGGTTTTCTTGTCGACAAGGATCCTATATTAATGATCCAGTATTGCGGATCTAGATCTATTGCTGCTTAAATCAGGCTTTATTTGTTAGTGCGATATTGATCAGACAAGAATTGATCTGGTATTGCGAGTTCAAAAGAATAAAAATCAAGTATATCTTCTGTTTTGATCTTAGTTAATATATCGAATCGATCATATCTTCTGTATGGCTTATAAAGTGATCTCCACTTAGGTACATACTCATTTAATTCTTGTGTATTGTCTGTATGTACAGCTCCTTTAGTCAACATGTTAGTTTTGATGATCAATTGCTCTCTATCAACGAAAACAAACCTTGTATATAGATCAAAAACAATAAATTTAGCTTCACCAAACAGCCAACCAGGGTAGCCATCACCATTTTGATACTCTACCCAAACAGTTCCTTTATCTAAAGCGTCTTTTTCTGCTTTAATATCCATTTTGCCAAACTTTTCTTGTGAAGATTTGATATCAAACTTTTTATATATATTTTCATTTTTCGTAGCCCAACGAACATCAGGATCTACTAAATGTTTAAAGATATGAAAGAATTTTATTTCAGCCATACGACCAGAGTGTCCTTTTGCAGGTTGATTTGATCTTGGGTGAATAAAACTATCTGGTATAGGTATATAGCTCATACTTCATTACCCCAATTATCCCAACCCTCATGTTTTTGTCTAGCAAACAATTCTATACGAGGTAGATCACCGCACAATTCAACAATTTTATTCCTAACAATGTCTGGTTTCTTTGAGTGTTCTTGTATTCTTTCATCTATTACAGAATGAACTGAAGCACTCTCTCTCTGTGGCTTACCTTTTACCCCTAGAAAGCAAACTTCAGCATTGGCTCTGGTCCAATGTCCCATACCCCAAAACCAAGAGTCTGCTTTCTTATTCTTCTTAACCCAAGTAAACGCAGCACTGCGATACTTGAATCCCCAACTTTCCATTGCTTCCAAACCTATAAGTAATTTTGGAAATGTAATCCACATAAATAAAATACAATTGTCTGCTGCGATGTCGTTTACTGGCAAACTGTTTATCTCTTCAGGTTTCATCTGAGGATACTTACCGTCCCAATTTCTTTTTAAAAAGCCAGAGTCATACTTCCAGGGTGGATCTGCATAAATTATATTATATTTCTTGTCTGGAAAAGGTATCATACTTCATTCCCCCAAGTGTCCCAATCTTGTGTGGTATTCCTAGCAAATAGTTCAATTCGAGGTAGATCACCACATAAATCTACAATATCATTTCTAATTCTCTCAGGTTTTTTGCTGTGTCTTGATCTTGGTTCTATTACTAATTCTCTTACAGCTTTAGAAACTCTACTTGGCTTTCCTTTTGTAGCTAATAAACAAAGCTCTGGATTTCCCCTAGTCCAATATCCCAAACCAGTAAAAAAACCTTCAGATTTCATATTCTTCTTAACCCAATTAAAAGCTACTGTCTTGTAAGTAAATCCCCAACTATCAATAACTTCAAATGCTTGAGGCAAAGAGTGGTTGACTACCCATAGGAATAAAACACAATCTTTGTCTGCTATATCGTTCACAGGCAAAGACTTAATCCAGTTCAAGTCTTGTGTTTCATAATGCTGATTAGGATTTCTACCCTCACCTTTTTTACTAAAATTCTTAAATGACCAGGGTGGATCTGCGTATATAATATTGTATTTTTTATCAGGAAACGGTATCATTTAACCTCTTTTCTGAAATTTCAAAATACTCTTTATCATTTTCTATACCTATAAATTCTCTATTCAAATTAAGGGAAGCAACACCAGCTGATCCACTACCCATTGTAAAGTCTAAAACTACTTCGTTTTCTAATGTATAAGTACTAATTATGTATTCACATAGAGCTACTGGCTTTTGGGTTGGGTGTAATCCCCTGTCACCTTTTGCCCTATTATTAAAAATTTGTATATCTTCAGGGTATTTTAAATCACTGTCATACTCACTGGTAGTATTATTTCTTTCGATACCGCCAATAAAATCACCACCCTTTTCTGAATTGTACTTAAAACCAGCATTAATTCTACTTTTACCACTTTCAGCACGAGGTTGTTTGATTGGATAATAATTAATTCTACCTTTACCAAATATCATTATGTCTTCTATATGTTTCATAGGTTGATACTTAGCTGAGGCAAAGTTGCTTGCTATAAGCTTTTTATACTTCCAATCATATTTATATTCATCTATATTACTAAGTCTCAAGTGACTACTAAAAGGTTCGTTACCAAATAAAGCTACAGCTGCGTTATCTTTTCTAATTCTTTTTATTTCTTTCCACATAGGCTCAAAGGGTATTATGTTGTCCCACTTACAAGCGGTAGTGCCATACGGCAAATCAGTAAATATAAGATCAACAGAGTTATCTGGTATATCCTGCATTACTTCTAAGCAATCGCCTTTATATAACTTCATCTATTTGCTTAAACCTCTCTTTTAATTCGCTGTCATGTATTTTCTGAGTAGATCTGACTCTCTTTTCAGCTATATCAAAATATTCTTTATTAATTTCTATTCCTATATAGTCTCTAAATGTTTTAGCACAAGCAACTCCAATTGTTCCGCTTCCCATAAAGCTATCAAGTACTAAATCACCCTCTTCAGTATAGCTTTTAACAATCAGCTCCGCTAAAGAAACAGGTTTTTGTGTTGGGTGATACCCTCTTTCCCTTGTGTGCTTTTGTATAGTTTTAGGGTGGCGATCTCCAGTATTTTCTGTAACTGTATTTTTAAGTCCGCCTTTCCAATTCTCACTTATTCGGCCAGATTTTTGTTTGTAAGGTTCGCCTTTAGTTTTTTGTGGGTAATATTTCATAGGTGTTCTTTTACCATGAGTTACTCTGCCTTTACCAAAGATTAATATATATTCATGTACACGAAATGGTTGTTGGTTAACATTGGGAACATTTGTTCCATTATCTTTTTCCCATACCCACTCATATTTGTATAGATGTCTCGCAGTATTAATTAGTTCATTGGCATACTTCATTGTGCAATGTATTGCTATACAACCATCTTCTTTGATAACTCTTTCGTATTCTTTGAACAACTGTTCAGTATCTACTAATTTGTTGTCCCATTTGTTACCAGTTTCTTTATATGGTGGATCTGTAAATATAAGATCTACTGATTCATCTGGTAATGTCGGTAAAACTTTTAAACAGTCATCATTTACTAACATAAGCCAAAGCCTTGTTAAACATATCTTCGCTCTTTTCAATACCTAAAAATTTATGTTCTTTACCAAATTTTGAGTTCAAAATAGCTTTGTATGTACTACCGCTACCCATAAATGGATCAAAAATTCTTTGTGGGTACTCAGCTGTGTCTATAATTCTTTGTATTAGTTCAGTTGGCTTCTGTGTTGGGTGGATCTTTTTCTCTTCTCTGTGATAAAAGCTTATATCATTCCAAACATCAGTGATACCTTTAGGTACATCAAAGGTATAAACAATATCTTCGTATTTTGGAAGTTCCATTACTTCTTGTAGCTTTACCCAGTCATCTTTAGTTGGATATATTCTGTATTCTTTAGGTTTTTTTTCAGAAGCAATAGTACTAAATGTTCCACCACCACTAGTTGCCTTACCTAAAAACTTATTTACATCAGCTCCTGTCCAGCCAAGTCTTTTTCTTTCTTTTTGCAATTCATCTCTAACAAAATCTCTTGAGTCGTTGTAAAACATATATAAATATTCTGTAGCAGTAGGGAACATCTTTAAATTCTTACTTGATCTCCCAGCAATAGATTGTAAACCTTTATCTATAACAATTTGCTGTTTGAACTTATAACCAAACTCTTCCATGAAACCAAGTAAATAAGATAGCTCTTCTGGGTAGCCAAACAACCAAACTGTCGCTGATTTCTTTGTTACACCTGCTAGTTCCTCTATCCATGATTTACACCAAGTTAAGTAATCATTTCTGGTGAACCATTGCTTGTCCCACTCTTGATCAACTTTTCTATAATATGGCGGATCAAGTATTACCATATCAAATTTTTCGTTATCTTTTCTATTCATGTGGTACTTGATACCCTCTGAAATATCTTCATTGACAAAGAATGTATTTTGATTTAATTTTGTTACTTTAATCTTCGCTCACCGTCCTCTAAATTAACAGCCCACTTAGGTGCGCTGCTGTTCTTAGTATCTATTACTGCAAGTTTAGGATCATCATCCCAATTCTTATAAATAAAAGTATCTCTCGCTACTTGTTTGTCCATACCTTTACGATCTGCAACTGCGTCTAAACCTCTTAGCTTAGGTACGAAGTTCTGCCCCATAATCGCAATTAAGTTTTCAACTTCTTCTGCACCTAACTTCTTATTAGTTGCAAAATTTATTAAGGATTTAACATCACTACATTCTGTTTTATATCCTTTGGACCAGTTAAAAACAGTTTCACCTATTTTTATTGCACCGTTCTCTTCAACATTCCTAGCTATCTTGCCATCAACAAACTTATTAATGTTAGATGTGTTAGTTTTAGCACCGACAGAGACTGTCCTTGCTATTGAAAGTTCTTTCGGTTCTTCAATGGATTGTAATTCTGTATTCTCTAAATCAGAATCATGATCACTAGCTTTAGCGATATCCCATATCAATTCCCTTATCTCACTCATCTTCTCTCCTTTTCCTTTTATGCAAAGCTTTTCTACGAGCATATTTAGCGTCCATAAATTCTTTTTTCTTCTTAGACCATCTATAAATAGTCATTAGGACTCATTGTCTCGTGTATTCTCCCTTTAGCATTTCCAAAGTATTGCTCATCTAATTCTACACCAATAAAATCTATACCTAAACGCTTGGCAACAACTCCTGTAGTACCTGTACCCATAAATGGATCAATTACTAATTCATTGTCTAAATGAAAATTTTTAAGTATAGTTTCTACTAATTCTTCAGGAAAAACAGCTTTATGTAGCTTGTCTTTGCTATTTGTCCTATTTATTTGCCATAAATTAGACAATGTACCTCTTTCAAAGTTCTTATCTTTAAATTGTCTACTTATTGCGTTACTTTTTTCAAAGATCAGGATCACTTCATATTGTGAGTTCATAACGCCATCACCCATAGCTGGTTGAGCGTTTCCTTTATCCCAAACAACAATATCCTTTAAATATTTACTGAAATGACCTATAAGTTCAAAAGTTGCGACCTTATTGCCTGTAAAAAAGCCTGTATTATAGAAAACTAACCTAGATACCCTGATTAAGTGAGTCAAAACATTTCTATGGAACTCAAAATAGTCTTCCATAGTCATTTTATCTTCAAATTTTGATCTATATTTAGTAGAAATTTTACTTTCTTCAGATCTAAATAGATATTTGCCATACTTGATCCTCAAATTCATGTTATATGGCGGTGATGTAATAACTATACCGCTATCACTATCGTCCATATTTGCCAAGATATCTAAACAATCAGAGTTATAGAGTTTTAAAATGGTTGATCTCCAGTTTTATTTCTGTTGATCTTTTTTATCTTATATAAAGCAATCAAATTGTTTACATTAAGAAAATATAGATATTTTTTAATTCTTTTCATGTTTCTCCTTATAATGATGGAGGGTGGTATCTAACCACCCAGTATGCTTTTAATATTTCACTAGGTAAGCTTCAATATTGCATATCTCCCATCAATTCTTAGGACAGAGACTTTAACTTATACTTAAATCACTACATTCAGTATCTTTATTTTTATGCTCTGCCCTAGTGGAGCTGGAGGGAATCGAACCCTCGTTTACTTATGGGAATTGGGAAATAACCATAAGCTCTAAACCATTCAGCCCCTTAACCCCAATTGTTCTTTGATCCAATCAATTAAAGCTTGAGGTGAGTTAGATCCTAATTCTTCTAAACGCTTCGATTCCCAATCGTAAAAGTATTCTGCGTCTACACCGAATTTGTATCTACCAAATTTAAACCGTACAACTGTCTCGTCATCTGGCTCTGGGATTTCTTCTTCCTCAAATATGTCTTGTTCCATACTATTAAGTATGTCTTCAAGATCATCTAGATCAAAACCTGTACCTGAAAGATCGCCTGTTTCCGTAGCTACACTTTCCAATAATTCGACTAATTCTTCTTGTTTCCAGCCACCCTTTTCAACTAATTTATTTGAAGCAACTAAATATGCGTTTGCTTCTTCATCATTATCAAAAGATAGACCGCTAACAACAGGAATAAGCCAATTTCCTTCTTCGTCTAACTCAATATTCTTAGGAGGTTTGCGTATGTCCTCTTGTTCTAAAATTTTAAGTGTTTCAAGTCTTCCATGACCTGCGACTAGCTTGCCTGTTGTTTCGTTCTTAATTATTGGCTCAGTAAAACCAAATCTCTTCATTGATGTATATATTTCACCAATATCATGATCTTTTGGGTTTACATCTGCTACCTCAATGTCGTATAAAGGCAGGTACTCAATATTTATAGCCATATTAGAAAGGTGCGTCCAGTTCGTTTGCTGGAGCTTTCGCAACTGGAGCTTCTACCTGTCTTTCAGGTAAAACTTCACCTTGCGTTATTGCTACTGGTCCAAATACAAAAGAAACACCAATTTCATCAGCGATGAGCTTGTATGACTTTCTATTCTGTCCTGTCTCTTTATCTTCCCATGTACTTTGTTCGATCTTTCCTCTAACAATTACTGGTAGACTCTTTGTACCTGCGCCAAAGCTATCACCTATGTGATCAGCTAAAGCAATTCTTTCATTATTGAAGACAACTACATCGATCCATGCAGGATCTTTATCTTTGCCTTGCCATATCTTTAAACCACCTGTTAGGTAAAAGTTTCCAGATTGGGCTTGTTTCATTTCTACATTACACAAAGTTCCACTAAGTGTAATTTCGTTAGGATATGCCATTGGCTTCCTCCTCTTCTTCTTCTTCTGTAAATATCTTACTCAACAATTTTCCATTGAATTTTGATGCGTAAGTATCTTTTGCTTGTTCCCAAGTTTGGGAATAGTCAAAAGTATCTACTTCATATACTTCTTGTGTGCCAGTATCGTATCTTTTTTTAGCAGATTCGTACATAGCATGCACAAAACTTTCAAAACCATTAGACAATAAGTAATCTTTTAAACCACCTTTAGGAGCTTCTATTCGCTTTGTCCCAGGATCATTCCATTCATACCTTTGAATTTCCATTGCTGTAGCGTAAATACTACTTGGGTTAGGTGCAAATTCAGTTCCAGACTTGAAAGACTGTTCTATAGCTTTTTCTACAAATTGTATCTGTATTCCTTTTAATGAGTCATAAGCGGACTTCACTTGATCATCAGACCAGTGAAAATTAGGCCATTTTAACTTCATTATTCTTACAGTTTGTTGCCACTCTTTACCTGTCAATTTTACCTACCTCTTCAATGCGTTGTACATTCATATCAACATGAATATTACGCATACTGATGTCGTCCTGTGCATACTTATTTGCCTGTGTTTGATCTTCCGCTAAATATGTTCTAGACCAAGTACCAGAAACCCTAAACTGCTTAACCATTGTCTACCTCCTCAGCCCAAGCTTGCAACTCTAAGTCACTAGCTCTTGATTGAGCCATTTTTTTGTTCTTTTTTCTTTCTTGATCAGTGACAACTTCATCAAGCTGTAACCAATTGAACACTAATGCTTTAGGTGTAGGTCTTTCCCCAAATTTTATAAAATAGTTGAGACCTCTTCTTCTTATCTCTTCTTCATCAGCACCAATATCAAGTAACTGTGTAACGCAACTGTTGTATCGTGCATAAGAATCACTTGTCATACTATTAGCAACTTGTCCGTGTGTTTTACCAGTAGTTATTTCAATGACTGTATTAAAAATATCTTTCCTATTGTCGTCAATAATCTCTATATCCTTTTTTGCTCGTTCTTTGCGTTTTCTGTCTGCTGCTTTTTCTCTTTTGTCCATTAATGCACCGTGATAATCAGCCCAATCATGGATTTTAAGAGATTTACCTTTTCTATCTAGCCAACCACAGTCAACTAAACATTGTATAAAAAAATCATTATCGCCTTTATAGTTCGCAGCAGCACCAATTCTATTCTCATAACGAGTTACATCACCGTTCTGAGAGTAGGATAATGCCCACCACCACAAATAATGTAGGTGTCCTATTACTTCGACAGTTGTAATTTCAAGTGTGTCAGCAAGCTGATCTACTTTAGGATGTTGCGATAAAGATTCATCACTCTTGATCCAAGCCATTTTGTTTTCTCTCCTTTTCCCAATTTTCTAACAGAGCAGGTATTAACTTTTCAAGATCAGATAGTCTTGTGACCAAAAGTCCATCACCTGTTCCGTCTGGCATACATATCATAGCAAAAGGTTTTGACTTTGTCGCTCCCTTTGTAATTTTAATTTTTTTGCCAACTTCGTCTTCTATTCTAAAAAATAAACTTGATACAGAGTTCACTTGCTTACCGCTTTTAACTTCAAACTGAACAGCACTATTCCACAGCTCCTCATCTAAGTTAGAAGCACCAAACTCTCTATCAGGTACTTTTAATAGTTTCCTTGCTCTCTCTTGTTTTACAAAACCTGATTGTCTTGCTTCGCTTTTTTCATCTTTCATGTAATAAAAAATCCTTGATCTCCTAAATTTTTAGGTTTAGCAAGAGCTTCGATCAATGGTTGCGTATCAACTACAACTGTCTTATCAAAGTCTTCTTGCATTTTTAAGTCGTCATCTACTGTTACTAGATCCTCTTCATCTACATAAGCAATTGTACACTCTGTAGCATAAGCCCAATCTTTATCTTGCAATAAAGCCCTGTCATGAAATAAAACTATTGGTATTACTGACATTACTCTTCCTCTCCACTTGGTTTATGATTTGGCGAATAATACGGATATTCATAACCTTCCATTATTCTTCCTCTATTCTTTGTATTACTTTTTTGTTAATAGATTCCATTTTTTTAGACAATCTTTCCATTCTTAATATGTCGTCCAATATTTCTTTTGGCACCCACTGGATATTTTCCTTATAGAACATCTGTTCTCCTCCCTGTTATATGTATACAAAGGTGGGGTTCATCGTTAAATTCTTCGCCACAATCCTCACAATTAAAAAGATAATCGTAGGTATTGTCTTGTGTCATTTTTTCTTCCAACCCTCTGCTTCGCATTTATAACAAACACCATCGTCACTTAATACTAAAATATCAGGTACTTCTAAACATATTCTGCATATAACCTGACCTACATGCTGGGTTTGACTACTTATCATCATAGCAACACCTTATAGGCTAAAATAAATATACACATTGTCCCAACGATCGAACCTATAAATAAAATTATAGCTTTTTGGTCTGATCCTTGATACTTCATTCTTCTTCCTGCCTCATTTTAAGTAAAAATTCATCATTGACTAGATCCAGATCAGCACCTGTTTTACTTATCACAATATCCATCATATCTCTTACTCTCATAATTGCAGTCTCTAAAGTTACCATTTGAGATCTCCAATGCACATGAGCGTCAGTATTTTGTAATTTAGATGGCTCTATTAATGTCATGCTAAAATGCTCTGTCTCTAATTGTCTTGCTTGTGCTTCTACAATTGCAATCTTGTCTTCATCTGTTATAAATTCATAATTAAAATCTAAATTTTCCATTATTCCTCGTATTCTTCCCAATTCATTACGAAACCCAATACTACATTTTCAATATCTGAGATCCTGAACATTACAAGACCGTCAGATGTTCCGTCAGGTTTAATTACACCGACAAAGGGTTTCTTATCTGTTCCAATTGCTTGGAAGTTCTTTTTACTTTGAAGTTCCATATCTTCAAACTTTTTCCAGACACTCTGTACTTGTTTTCCAGCTTTTACTTCAAATCTTAATTGTCCACGCCAATTTTCTTCATTGCCCATATTGGATCTAAATCTGGCGTTAGGTATTCTAAGCTGCTTCCTTGCTTCATTTTGCTTACGCATACCCTTGTTGCGAGATCTACGACCACGCTTTTGAGCTTCAGACCAGTTAGATGTATCTTTCTTATTTTTCTGGCCTAAACCTTGTAAACCTTTTTCTTCGTTTTTTCGTGCTTTGTACTCTGAATAAGTCTCATCATCACGCATATCGAAGTTATCAGGCTTCTTTTCTATCCTGCCTGCCATTCGTTTCCTCCTCTTTATAATTTTTTACAGCACTAACAAATAGTTCCCATGCTTTAGTTCCTTTGGTAATTGGTGATCCACACTCTGTCCAAAGTATGAAAACCTTTTCTCTTTGTGATGGAAATTCTAAATATTCTACTAGTTGATTTTGATCTTTAAAGAAATTTAAATCTCTCAAAACTTTAATAAATGTTATAAAAGTAGGCCAGTCTTTCATGACGCTCTCTACTCTTTCAATTAACATTTGATCTAGCCACTCAGCTTGTTTTTTCTCATATATCCACTCAGCTTGTTTTAAAAGCTCCATAGTTATCAAACCTTTTAGCGAATCTGGAATAGTTTGTCCGAAATCTGCGAAATTGCAAGGGCAATCAATAGAGCAATCAACAAAAGGACTTGCTTTACAAAAGTAACAAGTTTCTTCTTCTACTCTGTTGAAATCGAAATTTTCTGACATATATCTATCCTACTATAAGTCGAGTATATCTTGGGGGTTCTCTATAAGATCCATTTGATCCTTGAAATAACCCATAGTATCTAAAACCTTAAAGAACTCTATTTCGGAATAACCACCATCTTCTCTCATAGCAAATTCTCCTAGCCATTCTTTATAGCTACTACCATTAGGACCTTCTGTGGCGACTTCTTGCGCAGCATCTAATAAGCTTATGTCCCTAACTTCAACAAAATACTTCTTGTCACCTCTCTGCATAGCTTCACAAAATTTAATATACCAGTCATTTCTTATCTTTTTTTCTGCATTTTGAAATAAACTTATAAATTTACTTAATTCAGAAAATATTTCGTTACCAGATAATTTCCTACCCTCACCTAGTCTATTTCTTATTTCTTTATGTAAGTTATCGTCATACTCTTGGTCATCATCTTGCAATTCAAATTCCTCATCTTCATTTTCAAAATCTTCCCACATGTCAAATGGTTCCATTATTCACCCCAAACTTCTGGTAAAACTCTTTTACCCTCTTCTATTGCTTCTTCGTGCCATTTAATTCTTTCTGATCTTTCTCTCATCATTCGATCAACTTTACGAAGTTCAAATACAGTTTTTATCCTGCTCATTAATTCCTCTCCTTTTTTAATCGTATATTCCAACAAGGCTGACAAACAGAGTCGTCCCCATCGTATAATTTTCCGCAGAACATACAATGTCCACTCTGCGGTCTTGCTTTTAATATTCCTTTTTCTATTTTCTCGTTCCACCATCTCTCAGTCCCTGCTTTTGGTTTTTTATAAGTCACAATTTAATTTTACTCGTTTAAAACTAAATTATCTCTCTTTCGTTATATATCGTGAATTTCAATACCACGAACTCTTGTAGCCACATACTTGTGGTGTACAAAACAATATTCTTGCTTGTTGTACTTACTAAGTACTTGTTCACAGTTATCTTCAACACAAACTCTGTTCTCTTCGTAAACTACATTTTTACGAGGTTTTTGAGTTAGTCTTGCTCCTGTTTCCACCTTTTCCTCCATTTCTTTGGATCTCCCCAACACCACTTACTTGAGTTCCAATCAGCCCAAGTAACATTACTGTATGTATCTTCTGCTAAGTGTGCGGCAGCCTTTACATTCCAGTACGGTGTAAATTGTGCTTCTTTAAATTCGAAGCCAAAATCTGTTTTATGTGTTTGTTGACTTAAATAAGGTAAACCAAATCTTGTGATCACCCACTCGTCCCAATCAGGTATTCCATGTAATTCAACCATCCATGCCCATGTTCTCGGTATAAATTGAAATAATCCTGAATCGTTATTGTCAGATCTATATGCGCTATCTTTTCCACGACTTTCGCACCAAGATACTCTGACAGCTGTATCTAAATTTTCTTCATCAAAAAACATAACGAAGTAAGGTATGTCATCAACAAGGGCGTGTGGAATTTCTTCACTTAGACACACCTTAACTTCGTTCATTTCTTCAAAACTTGGATCATAATCTAAGTTTTGAAAACTAACTACAAATAATAAACACTCAACAAGCAAATTAAAAGTCCTGTGGTCCCATACCATCAAAGTCGTTATACTCGTTAATATAACCCAATGGTTTCCAACACTTAAGACAATAATATCTATCTGTATCACTATCTAGTTTTACAGTGCTGTCTGATCCGTTTGGATAATGGTTACATTTCATTTTTTTGACACTTACAATGTCAAGTTTATCTGCCTGTTCAGGCCATTCCCAATCATTTGTCATTTTCTCTCCTTATTTGTTACAAAATAAATGTAACAAGTTGTTGGCGTTTACCAATACGCATACTATAGTTATGTAATAACGAAAAAGCAATTCATATATCGAAAAGGAGAGAAATGAATAATGCAAATCCCTGGACATCGGCTGATAAGCCATTAGGTGTCCAAGAAATAGCTAAAGAACTAGGATATTCAAGACAAACTGTTAGTTCTTGGCAACAAAGAAAGCAGTTCCCAACACCTGACGGTCTAGTTAGTGGCGGTCAAGTAAGGATCTGGAAAAGAAAATCAGTCGTTGACTGGGCAAATGCTACAGGACGAAACAAAAATGGTATAACTGTATAAAAATGTCAGACCTTGATGCTAATCTTTCATGGAAAGACAACCTAAATGTTGTTTTCGGACAATATGGTTGGAGATTTATACCTTATTATAAAGAAGGAGAGAAAATGGTGGAAATTCCACGAGAACCAATTGAAGAGCCTGTTGCAGAGATAGTAGAAGTCCCTGTAGAAGAAGTGATTGAGCCTTCAACAGATTTGGTTAAAGAAGAAGAACAATCACACGCTTTAACGCAAAACATATTTGGTACTACAAATCCTGCTGACTTCGTAAGTAAGTCACAAGAATATGCTAAAGCATTAGTTGATGTTGTAGAAAACCAAAAACTATATGCTGATATACAAGGTAAAAAGTATGTCACATTTGAGGGTTGGCAGTTTTTAGGATCTATGCTTCCTACTGCAATAACACCGCAAACAGAATATACAGAAGAGATAAGAGACAAAGATACTGGCGAAGTATTAGGTTTCAAAGCTAGAGTGCTTGCTCTTGATGTTAATGGTAATCAAAGAGGTGCCAGTGAATCTGTTTGTATGTACTCAGAAAGAAACTGGAATGGCAAAGACGCAAACCATTTAATGTCAATGGCACAAACTCGTGCTAGTTCTAAAGCATTAAGAATGGCTTTGTCATCTATTGTTAAGTTGGCAGGTTATGAGCCAACACCTAAAGAGGAAATGGACGGAATAAATGCTAGCAATAGCTTTAATAACGCACCAGCTCCTCAAGTTTCACAGTCAACTACACAAACAAGTGAAAATGAAGGATCTAGTCCTCAGTTTGAAGGTATGGCTACTGAAAAACAGATAAGTTACTTAAAAGTACTTGTCAACAAGAATCTAGAACATGAAATTTGCAAAGATGTTTCACTTCTTGCAAGTATAAATAAGGGCGAGATAAGTAAATCTAAAGCTAGTGAACTTATTGAAGCCTTAAAGTAGGATAGATCATGAGAGAAAATTATAGAAAAGTAGTAGTATCTGAAAAGATTTACGCTGCGGTGATAAGAACAAATGACGAATGGATAGAGGGCGGTGTCCGTCTATTTGTTAGTGACAATAAACAAGACCTACAGGATATACTGTATGGTCACTTGGGTGGTTGGCTAGCTAGTAATTGGGACGATGAAGAAGACTCAAAAGAAGCACTAGACAACTTGAGACACTATGGAACAGACAGATTGGAAGCCAGTAAACGATTGGAATATAAACTTTCATCGTGGATACGCAGACAAACTGTTGAAGATTTTGAGGTTGGTGAAGATAATTCACAGAAAATAAAACCAATGAATTTAGATAAACATTCGTCAGAAGATATTTTTGCTAAAGGATTTAGCTTTGATGTTGTTTTTCAGGAAAAAGAGATAATATCTCATAATTCATATACTTCTATTTCTCAAGGGACTTTAGATTTTGTAAAGGAACTAGAGGATAAATGGCAAGTACATTATGAATTACATGACTTTGACAATGATCTGCACGGCACTTATGCCAATGATCCTGCACTTGATGAAAATATATTCTCAATATATAAAGATTATCCTTTAAGAGGTGACTTAGAAGAAGAGTTGGAACTAGATTATTAATACGAAGTAATTTATTTCGTGATCCAAAGAGACTTCAATTCTAGCTATACTGGATTTGATGACATATATAAGGGAATTGAAGCTTGGTTACGATGAAACCTTTGAAAGAAAACGAGATCTAAGGGTTCTTTCTCTTGGAGCTGGTGTACAATCATCAACTTTATTATTTAAAATGATACATGGGGAAATAGAACCCCCAAATGTTGCTATATTTTCTGATACTGGTAATGAACCACAAGCAGTTTATGATTGGTTAGAGTACTTAAAAAAGGAAATGAGTGGCAAAATAAAGTTTGTTACTGTTAGAAATGAGTACAACAAAGGCAATATTGTTGATGATTTTAAAGCAGAAGATGGCAGACATTCGCTATTTCCACTTCATATAACGAAACCTGATGGTAAAAAGGCTTTAGGAAGAAGAACTTGTACATCAGAATACAAAATTAGACCTCTACAAGACTGGTTACGAGAATATTTTGATGTAACTTACCTAAGATCAAAACATATAGAAATGGTTATGGGGATCTCCCTAGATGAAATCCAAAGAGCTAAAAGACCACCTATGAAATGGCAAGTTAATTGCTATCCATTGGTTGCAGCTAAAACTACTAGACAAGACTGTAAGGACTGGATGAAAGCCAAAGGTTATCCAGCTCCGCCAAGATCAGCTTGTATTATTTGTCCTTTCCATAGTAATGAAGAGTGGCTGCATATAAAGAATCAAAACGAAGCAGAGTTCCAAGAAGCAATTGACTTCGATGAGTGGTTGAGAGATCCAGAAAATACCAGTATAGGTATGCAGAAGTTTAAAAAATATAACAAAGATAGTGTGCCTTATCTACATAAAGATCGGATACCTCTTAAAGTAGCAAATCTAAATAAACCTAAAGAAGATGTCGCTTGGACTCTTTTTGATGATGAGTGTGAGGGCATGTGTGGTGTCTGATCAATATCGCACTAACAAATAAAGCCTGATTTAAGCAGCAATAGATCTAGATCCGCAATACTGGATCATTAATACAGGATCCTTGTCGACAAGAAAACCCCTATTTCTAGGGGCTTTCCATTACCTTGGATCTATAACACTCATAAGGAGAGAGAATTACTAGATAGGAGTACTATAGCATGGGATTGAAAATGTCCA